GAAAGCTGCGAATTGTCGCACCAAAAATGAAACACCCTAAAATTTCATCGCTCTAGAATTCAATAAAATTTTTTTTTCGCAAAAAAGTGAAAAATCAAAAATGCTATAATAGGAGATAAAAAGTTTTTTTATAAATTTTTTATTAGCTATTAAACATCGTGAATATGATCCGGCTTTACAACAGGAGTAACTATGAGTGAAAAAACCATAAGTCAAACTTTAACAAAGTTAGACTCAATGATGGCTACGTTAGATGTTAAATTTAACACCGCCAAAAAATACAATGATTGCAATTCAACATTGCCAAGTGTCCTTCCGTATATAACTAGGGATGAAGCTCAAAGGGCCTACCGCCTTTTGACAAGAAAGTTTGGAAGAAAACAAACTAGACATCCTTATAAAGATAAATGGTTGAATAGAAAAATGCCTATTCAAATTTATGCTAAGGAACCGAGAAGATGTTGGATCTGTTTATCTGGTGATCCATCCACTTTACATAATGGATGGAGAAGGTTAATCCATGATGTATCACACATGGTACATAAATGGTTGAGACCTAGAATGAACCACCATTGCTATCAACAGGCTGAATTGGAATTGGACATGATAAAATTTGTTCAAGCCAAAGGTTGGTTAAATGGTACACTTAAGAAAAAAACAATTGTTCTTACACCTGAAGAAAAAAAGCAAAAGAAAATAAAACATCTGGAAGCTTTGATAAAAAAGTGGGAACGCAAAAATAAAACAACTTTAACTTATTTAAAGAAATATAAAACTAAGTTAAAGAGATTAAATAAATAATAAATATTCGCCGGATCATGTTCACAAAATTAAACAAGGAAAAGATATGACTTTTGAATGGAAGCACCCGAACTATTATAAAGAATTAAAAGAATTAAAAAAAGAATTAGAGGAAAAAGAGTTAAAAGAAAAAGAGGAGAGTGAAGATGATGAAAAAAATGATTAATCATTCCTTGGCTTCACCCCAACTTTTCCCAGTTGCTACATCAACTGTAAAAGGCACCTTAAGATTTTCAATTGCATTTTCCATTTTTTCTTTAACTATTTTAATATCATTATCAGATCCAACTGAAAAACATAATTCATCATGAATTTGTAAAATGGGTAGTTGTCCCGCTTTATGGCAATCTATCATAGCTTGTTTTGTTTGGTCAGCCGCGGATCCTTGTATCAATCTATTTAAAGCTTTGTAAGTGAAAGCTCTTCTTATGTTATTTCCATAAATAGCCTTAGCCTCCTCATATTGCATCGCTTTGTTCATTCCGAAGGTAGATGGCTCCCACATGTCAAATCGGCATTTACGACCCCTTATTGTGCGAATAAAGCCGTATTTTGATGCACTATTAGTAACCTCGTTAGCTAATTTTTTAACAAATGGTACTCTATCGTTATATTTAATTAATAATCTTTCAGCACTCTCTTTATCTATCCCTAATTCTTTTGATAATTTTGCTTTACCCATGCCATAAAATAATCCTAAGTTAATTGTTTTAGCTTGTGTTCTTGATATACCCGCCATGTCAGCCACTAGTTGATGGAAATCAGCCTCCTCATTTTGGTAAGATTTTATAAAATCATCTGCCCCTGTAAATTTTTCGTTTACGGAGGCCGCGTAATGAGCAACTAAACGAGGCTCTTGTTGAGAGTAATCGAAACTACCCCATTGTCTACCCTCTTCGGGTAAAAATAAACTTCTTATCTTATCTCCAAACTCTTTGTTACGAGCGGGAATTTGTTGAAGATTTGGATTTGAATAGGATAATCTTCCTGAAACAGTTCCACCTTGATCAGATCTTAGTTGATTTATTTCTGAATGTATTCTACCTTTATGAACATAACGTTGAATTGAGTCTATAAATGTTGAATGGAATTTATTTATTTCTCTTGCTTCTCTTATTAGTTGCGCTATCGGGTTACTACAATTTACTAACCAATTTTGTGTAAAACTTGGTTCTCCGGTTTTCGGTGTCCGTGGGTATTCAACACCTAATCTATCAAATACCTGAGCTACACTCCTTGCGGCCCAAATATCTACCCTGATAGTGGTTTCATCTTTAATTTTTTTTAATAAAATATTTTCTTTTGTTTTAAATTCTTTTTTTAACAATTGAGCTTTTTCTTCATCAATTCTTATTCCTCTTCTTCTCATGTCAATTAGTATCGGCAACAGCTCCATCTCCATTTCCCAAACATCATTTAAACTTTGTTTAGTTATTTCACTTTTAAAATATTTCCAAAGACGTAGGGTTAGGCCCGCATCTTGCTCAGCATAGAAGCCTACGTAGCCCGCAGGCAGTCTCCAAAGGTCTGCTTTGGGATCAATTCCCCATTCTTTAGCTTTTTCATTCAAAAACGTTTCATTTTTAATTTCACCTAAATAGTCTTTAGCGCAAGCATTTAAACTAAAACTAAATCTATTTTCGTTAACTATTGCGGCCGCAACCATCGTATCTACTATTGGGCCATTTATTTCAAAGCCATTAATTAATAACCAACCAACATCATAACTTGCATTGTGAAAAACTTTTGTTGCAGGGGTTTTTAAAACATCCTGCATCCATGCAGTTGTAATACCTAAATCCATATTACCGCCTGCATCATGCTGAATTGGAAAATACCATTGTTGATCAAAGGCAGCTACAGCAAAACCCACAATAGCACCATCAAAAGTTGCCCAACCTGCACCTTTAGTTTTTATGTTAGGATCTTTTGTTTCTAAATCTATGGCAATTTCTTTTGCTTGAGATAAGTCTGGATATTCGCTTGGCGCAATCCAATCACTGTCATTGTAAATAAAATTTAATTGATGGGTCATTTTTTTTCTTCATCTTTTAGAACTTTATTAAAAATAAAATAAATTATTATTGATGCAAAAATAATCGAAACTAATCCTAATAAAAACATTCCTAACCCGTGAAAAAAAGTCATTATTTATCTTTCAGTTTTTTAATCTCTAATTCACAATAATGAATTATTTTTTCTAAATCTTCTATTTTGTTTTTAAATAAATACCTGCAAACATATTTTATTACGTTTCCCTGAAAAAAAGATAAATTGTTTTTTGATATAAATTCATATGGTTGAATACGGAATTTTTTATAATGAGATCCTCCCACCTGCCTATCTTGTGGAAAAGCATCATTAAATATATCTTTATTTGTCATAATTTAAATTCTTGAAGAATTTTTAACTTTTCCTCTGCAGTTGCTATTTTTTCTATAAGCTTATCAACCTCGTCAATGTGTTGTGGATGTTCACCTATGCCCACTGACTTTTCTAAATATATCTTTAAAGTTGCATCAGCCTCAGAAATTTGTGAATTATATCTATCTTCCAATGCATTTATTATAGCTTTTTTAAGTCCGTCCATAATTTGCCTCGTAAGTTTTAAAATATCTTCCTAACGGAAAATTGTATTGATGGTATGTCCCTAATAGATGTAAAGTTCCTTTTGATCGAGTTGCTCCTGTATACCAAACTCTAAGTTCTTTTGCTTTTTCTTTACTATTCTTTTTTTCAAAATGGGATGGAAAATTACATTTACTTGATAAAACAACGTTATCTGCTTCGCCTCCTTTAACTTGATGTATTGTATCAATTATTATTTTAGGCGGTTGAGTAAGATCTATCTTTTCCTTCATAAGTTTTTTAAAATATTGCTTATCCCTATCTTTAAATTTTCTTTTGAAAATATCAAGCCAATTTCCTCTTTCCTCTCTCATACCTCCTCTTAAATGTAATTCGTCAAAGTTAAATACTTGATTCGGATGGGCAAAACTCCATTTTTTGCTTTCTTGTGATCTATATCCGTGATCAATGTTAAGTAAATATTCATACATAATGCAGGCCTCTTCTCTAGTGATAGAACCTCCTTCACATATTTTTTGCCAATATTCTATGGCCTGATACTGATTTATTTCAAAAGACTTATTACCTTTTACATCTTGAAAATATAAAGACATTTCTTTTGCTTCCTGTTGTAATTCTTTTTTTACATCATTAATTCTGGCCAAAACTAACCAACTACCATCTATTTCCCAAGGCACTTTCTTTAAATTATTCCAATAATATATTTCACCCTCTTTTTGATTTGAATAAAACTCCTTCTCTATTCTATTATTCTTCATTCCTAATAACAGACATTTAGAAAAAAAATGCACTTGTTTATTTAATCTTACTGATTTTTTTAAAACCACATTTTTACCAGGAAAATTTTGAAAATGTTCTACATCAGCCCCGTTCCACTCGTATATGGCTTGATCATCATCTCCCGCAATATAAACTCTCCAAACATTTCTCGCTAACTTTACAACCATATCCCATTGTAAGGGTGTGAGATCTTGAGCTTCATCTACCATCAAAACTTTTATAGGAAGGCCCCCACCATCAGAGATAAATTTTTGTACCATGTCTGTAAAATCTAATCGATCCGGTGTCCGTTGTCCGTTTTCCAATTCCATAGTTTTAAAATTTTCGTATCCTGCAATAATAGATTTAAATTGCTGTAATCTAACACCTTTTCTTGTTTGTTTTTTATACAGAGAGACTGGATCTACCTTCATATTTCTTGCACGATCATACAACTGCAAAGACCAATTATTATATACTTTTTGATCATCCCAACTTTCTTTAAAATTAATTTTTATTGTTCCGTATTCAGTATGAAAATTTAATAAATCTACTTTAGGATCTAAAACTGGTATTTCAGCAAACTGTTGTCTAGCTAAACTATGTAATGTTCTAAAATATTTAAAACGATCCTCATCAATATCTGAAAATTTTTTTCTTATCCTGCTTACACATTCATCTACGGCTTTATTGGTAAAAGAAATGTAGCAAATATCTTCAGGTTCAAATCCTTGTTTTAAAAATCTTTGAACTCTTTTCAATAAGTTTTCAGTTTTTCCTGTTCCGGGAGGCCCAAAAATTTTAATTGTCTTCCCATGCAGCTTTTGTTTTAGTGAACGTGACATTTTTATTTTTATGCTCTGTTTGTTTTGGTAAATTTACTACCCAATGACGAGTATCAATATTTTGAAATTTCTTTTTAGGTTGTGCTCCTCCTTGTTCTAAAAATTTTGTACAATCTCTTTCAGACCAATTATACCCCATTTTTTTCATAAATTTTCTAAATGTTTCTAATTTAAATCTCATTTCCACTTTATCTATCCATATATTACCAGAATCTATTTGATCAAATTCAGTTGTATCTTCTGTATCTTCTAAAAATTGAGACATCCTTGAATTAAATACATCTTCTCTTTCCTCATGTGCATCAAATCCCTCCATATCCTGTTTATTAGTAATTAATTCTTCTAACCAATCACGGTAAGGATCTGGATCTCTTTTAGATGGTTTTAAAACTCTCCAAACAATATCGTAATTTAAAAGTTGTTCACCTAATAATTGTTGTTGATATAATTGTTTAGTTGATAGTCTAATAGATTTACCCTGTATTGGTAAAATCCAGTATGGTTCAGGATAAGAATTGACTTTGAGTAATTTACCTACCTCAGGTAAAGCCTCGTTCGCACCAATTCCAAATTTTCTTTTTATACATTCACTAGAAACACAATGCATTCTAGCAATAGATGTTTTACATTTATATGCATATTCTTTATTTTCAACACCTTTAAATATATTTTGTAATTCTTTTGGGTGTAATTTTTCTGTGCAAACTTTTGTCATCATTTCTCTTGTCCACTCTTCGTACATAACAGGATCTGGATTTATTTTTTTTGCTAACACTGCAACATTAAACATCGCATCATTTCTTCCCTCACCCTTTACAACCTTATTTTTCATAAAATTAACCACACAAGGAGGATAATCTTTTGTTTCATCATCTTGAAATATTTTTAATTTTTTAAATTCTGCGGGTGTGAGTCTAAATTTGCTTACAAAATCATATAAGTTTTCTATTTTTATTGAATTACAATTATCATCCATTGCGACTCGTGTTGTCATGTGAGCTTTTTGATAGGGTAGGTTGACAAAATTTCCTTTTCTTTTTTCATCCCAGTTCTCAGGTGTTAAATCAACTTCATCTTGCGCAGGAAAAATATCGGTAGTGGTATCGTTAATACCTAAATCAGAGGCGATTTGAATAAGTTTTCTTCGCATATCTGATGCTGAAACAACACCATCTATATGTAAAATTAAATGTAACCCGTTAGACTTTGATCTATAAGGTACTAGTGGGTATCTTCTTTTTCTGATGATAGAAACAAGGTCTTGATGCCGTATATTATAACGATCAACATCGATGACCCCCCAATTGCATGTATTATCATCTCTGATAGGGACAGATCCATAATAAGCTTCTCCTGTTAAGTGTTGCATCCAATGTTCTTTTGTCATTGGAGAAGGCTCTAACCAATGTTTGAATTCTGCCTTACCCTTGGAATTTTTTTTACCTGTAGGTTTGGAAACACCAAAATATGTATTGGAACCCTGGAAGAGTTCTACAAACTCTTCCAGAGTCTTGTCAAGTATCTGCATACTAGAAAGGTGTTTTTTCTACAGTCTCTTCTTTATCGTGATTTACTTTAACAGCTCCCTCTTTGCATGTTTTATGAAATTCAAACGCACCCTGTAATACATCACCAGAGTTTACAGTTCCGATATGTTCGATTTCCCATCCATACCAAGAACCTAAATTGTTTTTTTCTAAAACAGTTTTAAGGTTATACATTTGTGTGAATGTACCAGGTTTGAAAAAGCTCCCATCTTTTCTTTTAGCCCTTACAGACATCATCATA